GGATGACACCGAGGTTGTCGGACGTCTTCTGGTGCGCGGCGGCCCGGTTGAAGACCTCGAGGCGCTCCATCGCACCCTTGGAGCCGGTGGAGGCGGCGATGTAGTCGACGAGGTAGGCGCCGGTGGAGCGGTACTCGACGGGGCCGTTGTCGACCTGGTTGCGGAGGCGGGCGAGCTCGTTGCCGACCTCGGCCGCGCGGGAGCGGGCGGCGGTGGTGCGGGTGCGGGACTCGTAGAGGGCGTCGAGCTGCTGGGAGACGTCCTCGAGGCGCCCGCGGGCGGACTTGAGGAGTTCCTTGTCGTTGTCGGTGAGGTCGCGGTCCTGGTCCTGCGCGCCGCCGATGATGCCTTCGACGAGGGCGGAACGCTCTTCGACCTCGCGCTCGAGGCGCTCGATCATGGCGTCCGTCTGGGTGTTAGCCATTGCGGGTTACTCCTATGGAGAGGTTGGTTGGTTGTGACCCTCTCGGTCAGCGAGCATCTACCCGCCTCATTCGTCGAGGCGACCCACCTGGGGGGCAGTGCTTAAGTCTTGGTCAGTGCTTACGCGCTGCCTTGAAGCTGTCGTACCACGCTTTGAACTCATCCATCTCGGGTGTGACGAGGGGCTTCAAATCTGACGCCTGCGGAGCGGCAGTGCGCACCGACAGGACACCGGCGCCCGCATAGGCCGGGTCGGGAACGAAGGACAGATGATCCATGAACGCACGCTTGATGCGACGCTGCCGGGTCGTACGGTCGAGCTCCTGGTCGGAACCACGGACAGCGAACCCGACCGACGCACCCAGGCAGTCCTCGTCAGCGAGGGCGAGTGTCTCGTCGCCTAGCGGAGTCTGCGCGATGCGTACAGCGGCGACGAGGCCCTCGTCGCGGCTGGGGTAGAAGGAGGCGACCTTGCCGACGGTGCGGCGGCCGTCGTGGTCACGGTTCACCCGGACCCGGCCGGCACGCTTCTCGATACCGTCGAACGCGCCCCTGATGAACCGTTCCAGCCACATCTCGCCGCGGTACTCGACAGCGGCCTCCTGGTCCCAGGGTACGGCGATGACCTCGATGATGCGTTGAGCGAAGTTGACGCCGGCCACGTTCGACGACCGGTACTCGACCGCAGCCGATGGTGCGCCGGTCTGAGCGGGGGACGGTTCGAGCTCGGTCATGTCTGGCCACCTGTCAACGCTTCAGCGCCTATCACGGTGTTCTCCTCCGGCGGGGTAGGCAGGCGGGGGGCCTCGAGTACTCGTCACGGTTCAGCTCGACCGACTGGCCACGCGGCAACGCCCAGCCTGACAGGGCTGTCATGACAGCATTGGCTTTCGGACGCAGGCTGGCGCGGTCGTGGAAGTCGAAGAGCGAAGAGACGTTCGAGTAGGTCATCGAATCCCCGCCGGACGGTAGCCCCATCAGGAACGGGGGTACACCGAGCATGGTGACGATCCGGGATTCGGTGAACTGTGCGAGCTCGGTCAAGCCGATCTCGGACGGGTTGAACTGCATACGCTCAGCGGTCACACCACCGGACAGGACCGGGGGGATACCAGGGTTCTGGACGCGGGCCCGCCACCACGAATCCTTGAGCTCTTCCGCTTCCTGCTTGCTGAGGCGCTTCTCGGCCTGCAGCCAGTAGTAGGGGATGCCGCCGCCTTGGGCGACTTCGGCGGCGTACCGGGCGAGGACACCGGCGGCGATGAGCCGGTACTTGCCGGACTCGAGGGGTCCGATACCGCGGGCGGAGTCGGTGGTCGACTTGTACCGGATGTGGAGGATCTCGTCGGTGACGTCGAGTTTGCCGATGTTGTAGACACGGCCGGTGTTGCCCATCTCGACGTTGACCAGCCAGGGGGGGATGACCCGGAAGTTCATCGGCCAACCGTCGGCGCCGCGGCCCATCGGCAGCACGAACGCCTCACCGGTCTGGTAGTCCCAGAACAGTTGTTTGGCGAACTCGGCCCATGACGTGTAGATGAGCGGGTCGGGGTTCGTCATCCACGCGGCTGGCTCCATGACCTTTCCGCTGCGGGTGCGGTAGACGGGCATCGCGGAGAGGACGGACGCGTTGAGGTCGATGGCGCCCCAGGCGGCGTCGACGAGGTTGTTGTACTTGTCGGTGTCGCCCTTGTCCCATGCGGGGGTCTGCCACTCGGCCGGCCAACCCGACCAGGGCGAGACGGCGATGGAGGCCATCCGGTTACCGGTGGGTTCGGCGGACTCGAATTCGAACCCGTCGGGGTCGCCGGGGTGGACAGGGTCGGGGCCGACGGTGTCGGGGTCGCCGACGGTGTCGTTGGGGATGGCTCCGGCTCCGGAGATCCAGTCAAACCAGTTCCACGCCATAGACACCTCCTCCGAAATTTCTTGGGTTCTTCTCTAGATTCGTATTGACAATCGTATTGACAGGGCCCATACTTAAGACATGCCCCAGACCACCAGCCACCAGAGCCGCCTCGCCGAGGCGACCAACCGCCCCACCGGGGCAGAAAGGAGGGCCACCATGGCTCTCTCCATCACCACCGTCACCCGCTGCGCGGGCGACTGCTGCGGCAGCCGCTGCGACGGCGAGCTGGTCGAGGTGTTCGCCTCGGCCAAGGCCAAGACGGTGCGGGTCGCCCCGTGCTCCGTCCTCATCGACCAGGGGTGGGTCGGCCGCCACCAGGTCGCCTTCGCCAAGGAGGACGCGAGGAGCCTCGCCCGCTGGGGCCTTCCGCTCGCGACCCTCTCGCTCTGAGGTTCCACCAGAGCCCCAGCCGACCGGCTGGGGCTCTTCCCATTTCCCACAAAGGAAGCCCACGATGAAGCGTGACCCTATCCGCGCAAAGAGCGTCCGAGTTCCGGACGCTCTTTGGCATGCCGCCCAAGCGACCGCAACCCGGCGCGGAGAGATCCTGTCCGAGGTGATCCGCGCAGACCTCGAACGGTACGTCAGAAAATCGCGGGCTGCTGAGCCAACGAACCCGTAGCCAACAGTCGCGCCAACGCGACAGCCTCCAACATCGACACATCCGACCCACGCGTATCCAACGCCCGACGGTCACCCACCAACCGCCAGCGTGACGCGATCACCGCCGAGTCAAGCTCCGGCATAGCCCCATGCGTAATCATCCCCGTCTCCACCGCGTCAGCGAAATCCGCTGACGCCTGCACAAAATCGTTGAACGACGTCGGGATCACATAGACGCCGGCGTCCTCGAGGTCGCGGATCATGAACCCGGCAGCACCCTTCTCACCCACCGCCACCGGCAGGCCACGCCTCGTCGCGATCTCCGACACCTGCTCAACGAACCGGCGCACACCGTTCTCCGCACGCCACCTGAGTACCGGGGCGACGAAGTCCTCGCCGAACGCACCCAAACTGAACCACGACCCCGACACATCCGAAGCGACCCCGAGCGCTTCTGCAACCGGTGGGATCCGGTCGGTAGCGAGATCGGACCAGCCTGGTAGTGCCCCGCCGGCGCCCACCTTCAGCTGCCAACGGTTCAGGTACTGCGACTCGAACCCGGCCAACGGGTCCGGGTCGTCGAGCTCGTCATCCTGCTCGCCCCGTAACGCCCGTTCCCACTTCGACTGCATCAGCCGTTCACGCGCGGGCGACCAGTGCGCGCTTGCCGCCTTCCAGGTGTCCAGCTCCGACGTATCCGCATCGTCAGGGACCGACCACAACAGGAGGAGGCTCGAGTCCATCGCCAACGAGTCAGAGATGCGGCCGCGCATGAGTGATGTTGCTTTCCTGTGCGCCGTCGATGTCACCACGATCTGCGGGCTGACCCGTTCCATCGCCGCCGGCTCCATACCCTCCGACACTGTCGTCGGATCGACAGCCCAACCCTCATCAACCATCCCAAGGGTCACGTCGTAGCCGTACACGCTGTCAGTCGACCTCGCCAACCAGCGATGCTCACCGTTCTCGATCGACTCACGACCGATCGCGCGGACGACCCGCCAACCCTGCGACTCAGCCCAATGCCACCCACCACGCTGGATCTCCCGCACGATGGCCAGGTCTTTCCCGGTGTGGATGGCGAGCTGCGGTTCCGCGAATAACGCCGGCCCCTCAGCGAGACGCCATAGCGCCATTGAACGCAGCCGGACCGACTTGCCGACACGCCTCGACGCTGACTCGACCACGTCGGACCAGCAGAGTGACCCGTCCTCGCGGAACTCCAGCTGCCTCACGACCGCCAACTGTTGCCACCAACGCAGCTCGATCCCGAGCGTCTCGGCGACCCACTCCACGGCGGCCGGACCGTACGACCCGACCGCTTCCGGGTGCACCGGCGACATCGCCAACGGCGCCGACGCATCCTTCGGAACCTGCAGGTACGGCTTCAGCCACGCGGGCGGCGCCTCGAGATGCGCGCCCCACGTCAGCTCACCCCGGATCGTGCGACCGCCGAACTCCATCAGAGCCGTGCGTCCGCTCGGTAAGCCTCGATCGTCTCATCGAGAATGGCCACAACCTGAGCGGCAGTGAAAACCTTCAGCGGGTCCTGCGCCGCAAAACCCACCCGGACCGCGCCCAACGTATCGAGGGCATGTCGACTAGCGACCTCCAAAAACATGACCATTACGTCATCAGGCATCCGACCGAATCCTGTTCTCTCGCAGGCGAATTCGAGCGTCCAATCCCGTTTAGTACCAACGCCGTTCGCATCCGACCATTTCCGTGTGTGTGCGGCTGACACCGGAGGTTTCT